TGGCCTTGCGTGCCGCGCCGCTGCGTGATATACCGCGCGCCATGATGGCGACTCAGAAATTAAATCAGCCGATGCCGACGACCTCGCGCGCGAGCGCGCGGCTCCACAAGCTGCCCGACGATCCGCGCGACCTGGTGGCCTTCGCGGCCCTGGACGCCGCCGACGCCGTCGCGCCGATTGTCGACGAGTTCGCGTCGGGCGTCGTGTACTCGCGGATCGCCAGGAAGCATGGCGTCAGCAACCGCGCGCTGTGGTCCTGGCTGGCCGCGGATCCGCTCCGGATGGCGCAATACAACATGGCTCGCGAGGCCAGGGCCCTCACGCTTGTTGATGAGGCGCACGAGCTGACGGCGGCGCTCGTCGAGTCAGACCCCGACGACGCGCAGAAAGTGCAGGCGCGCGTCAAGCACATCCAGTGGGATGCTCAGCGGAGCAGCCGGCAATACGCTGACCGCTCAATTACCGAATCGCGCTCGCAACTCGATATCACGATACACATGCAAGAGTCGGAGATGAGCGCCAGGCTCGCGTCTCTAATCGGTACGACTCCACCCGAACGCGTGGTCGATGGTGAGATTGTTGAATAGAAACAACGACGCGTGGTGCATATAGTATGCACCTCGCGCGCAATTGTGATTTTCTGACTGAAACGGAGGCAGGGGGCCCCCTCAATTTTCCAGAGCCCCCTCCCCCTAGCACCGCGCCCGCGGCCGGCCCCGGGGCCCCGGCGATAAAGCCCACCAACCTATAAGAGCAAAAAGCAAAATTCATGACGCCCGAAGAGCAAATACAAGCCTTCCTAAGCCTCGCGCCCGAAGTCCAACGGCAAAAAATCGACCAGCTCACCCGCGAGCAGAAAGCCGAATTCCTTCAGCTCATGGAAGAGTACACACGCAGACGCGCCAGCGCGCACATGTCTGTATTTGCCGGGCGTCGTGGCTTCGTACCCGCCAAGCATCACAAGCTGATGATCGAGCATCTGGAGGCCCTCGAGCGCTACGACATCAAGAATCTGATGATGTGTCTGCCTCCGGGCAGCGCAAAGAGCACCTATTCATCGGTGTTGTTTCCTGCCTGGTATATGGGCAAACATCCCGAAGACATGCTGCTTCTGACCAGCAACACCATGGAGCTGGCGGAGACCTTCGGTAGGCGCATACGGAATATTGTGGGCAACGCCGATTTCAAGGCCGAGTTCGGCTTCGGGCTGTCGACGGACTCTACAGCCGCGGCGCGGTGGTCGAACGAAAAAGGCGGAGAGCTGCTGGGGGCGGGTGTTGGCGGGTCTATTGTGGGGCGGCGCTGCGATTGCTTGATTATGGATGATGTGGTGCGCTCCAAGGAGGATGTGTTGTCGGAGACGCTGAGGGAGCGCGTCTGGGCGTGGTACACGGCGGATGTGTTGACGCGTCTCAAGCCCCGCGCGAGGCAGGTCTTCTGCAACACTCGCTGGCATGAGGATGATCTGGCGGGAAGGATATTGGATCGGGATCATAGTGATTGGACGGTCCTGAAGCTGGAGATGGAGAACACCCGCGAGGACGATCCGCTTGGGCGGGGGATTGGGGACAGGCTTTGGCCGGACTGGTTTACGGAGAAGATGGTCGAGAGAGCCAAGCAGGACCCCGCCAGTTGGTCGGCGCTGTATCAGCAGAACCCGAGCCCGGAAGGCGGCGGGGAGTTCAAGAAGGCGTGGGTGGAGTTCTACGACACGCCGCCCAATCGGAAGAGCACGACCAATCTGATTATTGTGGACCCCGCGAATGAGAAGAGTCGCAACAGTGATTTCACGGCGATCTGGGTGCTGGGCATGGGCGGCGATGGGAATGCGTATGTGTTGGACGCGGTTCGGGATCGGATGAATCTGGCGGAGCGCACCGAGACGCTATTTAAGTTGCATCGGAAGTATCGCCCGGTTGAGGTTCGGTACGAGCAGTACGGGATGCAGTCGGATATATCGCATATCAAGATTGAGATGGATCGCCTGAGTTATAGGTTCAGGATCCGCGAGGTGCGCGGAAAGGTGAAGAAAGAGGACCGCATCCGGCGTCTGATTCCGTGGTTCAAGGATGGCCGCGTGATTTTCCCTCGAGAGCTGATCTACACGGATCTTGCTGGTAAAACACGCGATCTTGTACACATCTTCATCGAAGAGGAGCTGTGCGCATTCCCGGTGGCGAAGCACGACGATATGCTGGATGCGCTCTCCCGGCTGGCGGAGCCGGGGCTGGTGCTGCCGAAGCATGTCGCCGAGGAGGAGCGGAAGCTGATGTTCGCGGATGATCAGTTCGCTTTCCAGCCCTTCGATGCGGTGATGGGGTATTGAGATGGACGCGGAGCGCGTGAGAGAGATCTGTTTGAGGGTCTACAAGATCGCGATCAGCGCTGAAGATGCGCAGCGGGTGGCGAAGGCGTACTTGACAAAGCAGTCGAAGATGAGTAATCCACTTCTTGACTCGTTGCTGTACTTCCTGAACAATCCGCAAAAATCCGCCTAGGAGTCGGTATGGAATATGAGTACGCAGAAGATGAAGATCTGATCGAGGATCAGGCCGAGGTGGTGATGCCGGATTATGGGGCACGCATCGCGGCGATCACGAGCCAGGTCACCAAGCGCCGCACGGAGGCCGTTCAGGGCCGGCTTAATAGCGGCATCGAGGGTGAGTGGAATGAGGACGAGGATTTCTATCAGGGTATGGACGATGCCAATAGGGATCAGGCAGCCAAGCCCGTCAATCATACCGGCGGGGCTATCGGCACCCGCAAAGCGCGGACCACCCGCAGCACGGTCTTTATCAACATCACGCGCCCCTATGTGGACAGCGCAGCGGCGCGTTTATCGGATCTGCTGCTGCCGACCGATGATCGCAACTGGAGCATACGCCCGAGTCCGATTCCGGAGCTGCTGGAGGCGCTGAGCGACACCACGCCGCTGGAGGATGCGGATACCGGCGAGCCGCTGCTGCAGCCGCCGAGCCTCGAGAATGTGCCTCTGGGGGCGCCTCCGACCAATCTGCCGGGGGTCGGCGATCGGTCAGCCGAGCAGATGGGCGCCGCGCCGCAGGAAGGCGCCGGCGGGCCGCAGCCGCCGCGGCAGAAGACGGTCTCGGATATCGCCGCGGAGGAGATCGAGAAGGCCAACCGGATGGCCGAGGCGGCGACCAAGCAGATTGATGACTGGCAGATCCAGACGCACTACTCGGCTGAGGTGAGGAAGGCTATCGAGGACTGCTCGCGGCTCGGGACGGGGATCCTCAAGGGGCCCTATCCGAAGAAGTACCGCCACCGGCGGGCGGAGATGGTTGAAGGTGAGGGCGCGCTGCTGGCTTTGGTGGAAGAGATCGCGCCGGCCTCGATGCGGGTCGATCCGTGGAACCTGTATCCGGACCCGGACTGCGGCGAGGATATCCACGACGGCGCGTATATCTTCGAGAAGGATTACATGACAGCCAAGCAGATCAAGGATCTGGCGGGGCTGCCGGGGTACAGCGACGCGAAGCTGGAGCAGGTCCTGGAAGAGGGCCCCAAGCGGAAGTCAGAGGTCACCCGCGCGGGTCAGTTGGCCTACGATGAGGAGCGCTTCGAGGTCTGGTACTACTATGGCTTCCTGGGTCACGAAGAGTATGAGGCCATGGGCGATGTCTGCTCAGAGCCGCTGGCGCAGGTGCCGGTGATTTTGACGCTGATCAATGACTGCATCGTGAAGTGCGCGATGAGTCCCCTCGAGTCGGGGGAGTTTCCGTTTGATATCATGCCATGGCAGCGCCGCAGGGGGCAGCCGTGGGGTATCGGCGTGGCGCGGCAGATCAACACCGCGCAGCGGATGCTCAACGCCGCGGTGCGGAATATGATGGACAACGCCGGATTGAGCGCCGGTCCGCAGATCATCCTCCGCAAGGGTGTCGTGACGCCGGCGGATGGTACATGGGAGATCAGCCCCCGCAAGCAGTGGTTTGTGAATGAGGACGCCGATGCGCTGCAGGTGCAGCATGCGTTTATGGCGATTCAGATCCCCAGCGCGCAGGGTGAATTGAGTCAGATTATTCAGTTCGCGCTGCAGATGGCGGAGCAGACCACCGGTATGCCGATGCTGCTGCAGGGCCAGGGTGGGCAGATTGGCCCCGCGGCGGAGACTGTGGGCGGCATGACGCTGCTGGCCAACAACGCCAGCACGGTTCTGCGGCGCATGGCGCGGACATTCGATGACTGTATCACTGAGCCGCACACGCGTCGCTACTATGAGTGGCTGATGCTCTACGGCGAGGACCCCGAAGCGAAGGGCGACTTCGTGATCGACGCCCGCGGATCGAG